TCCTTGCCCGGAGGAAGGATCTCGAGGGCTCCGGGTTCGAGGCTCTCGAGGAGATCTCCGCCCATTGCTGCGTCGGGGCTTTCAGGCTCGACGATGAAGCCAGTGAAGCAGGCCGAGATCTTCTGCTTCAGGAGCTGAGCGTCGGAGTAGTCGTCGAAGTCCCGTAGACGGATCACAACGCTCGACGCCCAAGGCACTCCTCGGTTCTGTCCGGGGCGTTCCTGTCGGTAGATGTGGAGGATCAGATCGGCGGGGACTCTGTTCGAGCGTCCAAGAGAACCGATCGACTCGACGTGAGAGTCTCCGGGGTGATGCGTGAATAGCCAGTAGGCGACGCGGCGTCCTTCGGCGTTGAACTCGATCCCCTGTCGGACGTAGCCGGATCCGTCGGTCAGAACGCCGTCCTTGCCGGTATCGAGGAAGTCGGGTTCGAGGACCTGAAGTCGAAGCGGGACGGTTGCGTTATCGGGAGCAACGCGCCGCCGGACCAGGCACTCGCCGGACTCGACCACGGTTCGCATGACGAGAGCTTGAAGCCCGTAGAAGTCGTTGCGGCCGTCGTGATCACACTCGCGTGGATTTCTCGCCCATGCGTTGAAGGTTGAAGCGACCCTCTCCTGCCGAGCCCTCGATCGTCGAGAGCGTGGCTGAGCCAGAATGCCTGTACCGACAGTGTTGTTAACCACGACGGCAACAGCACGGCTCGCGTAAGGGTTGTTGCGAGAAAGATCTCTCGATCTGTCGCGCAATCTCGCGAGTGCGGGGCCTGCGGCAGCATCCGCGCTTGAGCCGGGAGTGACCCAGGTATCAGTGCGACGACCGCCAGCAGCGCCTTCATAACGTCGAAGCTGCGATAGCAGTAGGCGAGCCTTTTGCCGTTTTAATGCAGCCGACGGATTGACGAAACCGACGAGCCGGTCGATGGCGTTTGCTTCAGCCATTAGAGCCCTTTGCTGAACTGGACATAACGGCGCTGTGAAGTTCCGCTAAGGCGCCCGCGGATGAGGTCGCGGATCTGGAGCATCTCGGCCAAGGAGCGATAGCGCACGCGCTTGTTGTCGTACTCGACCTCGAGGTGTCCGCCTGCGATCGCCTCTTCGATCGCTTCGAGGCCCGCTTGCGTGAATAGGGAGCTGGCCACGGATGCGCCTCCTTCGTTCGGATGTTATCGGCTGAGGAATGAGCCCTTGCGACGGCGAATGCCTTTCGAGGCCTTGTCGCTAGTTTCGGCCGGAACGACGTTGTGCGCCATCTCGGCATTCCATCTTGCTTCGTCCCAGCGGTCGACGCCTAGTGCTGTCGCCGCGGCCCTTGCGTAGATGCGGACATCCAGCGCCTCGTTGCGATCGCGGGTCTTCTCCCACTGCCATTTCTGGTAGCCGCGGACGACGCGGCAGACGAGTTGCTCCGCTGTGAGCTGGCGGAAGTATTCGTCGGAGTATTGGGGGAAGTGACACCAGCCGAACGGATACCCCTCGTCGAGGTTCGTCGGTTGCTTACGTCGCAACCAGCCATAGAGCTCCGACTTCGCGACCGCGACGCCGACGGGCCATACGCGCACGCCGCCCTTCCAGGTCTTGCCCTTCCGCGTCACGTCGACGGATGAAGGTTGACCGAGCACTGTCGCTTGCGCTTCGCGACCCTTGATCGCGATCACGCGTGATTGCTGTTCTCCCCTCACCCAGCGGTAGACCTCTTGCGTGCGATAGCCGGAGTCGATCGCGACCATGCGGATCGGCATCGCAAGACCACCGCAGCTTGAGGGATAGCTGATGCGGATTCGTTTCGAGAGCTCCGTCCAGACTTCCTCTTCGGCGGTGTTGCCGGAGATGAGGACGTAGTCGATCGACCAGCTTTCGAGGTTCGGCCCCCAGCCGATGACTTCCATCTCGATGCGGTCTTGCTGCACGTCGACGCCGGCGGTGAGAAGACCGATCGACGCGTCGGGGATCGTGCCGATCGTGTACGTCTCGCGGCGGTTGTAGAGGTCCTCCCAGTCGGGAGCTTCGCCAGCATCTGCGTATGTAAGGCCGAGGATCGTGTTCGTGAAGACCCTCATGCCTTCGTCGTTCTTCTGCGCCGCGAGGTACATCTCGACGCAGGACTTCCAGCTCATCCAGCCGATCGGCGAATAGAGCGAGCTGATGTGATAGCCGCGGTGTAGGCCATCGGGATTTGACGGGACCCACTCGCCTCTCGCGAGCATGGTCGATTTGTGATGTTCGTCGATCAACGATCCGCACATCAGGCAGGCGTAGCGAACCCACGAAAGGTCGTCGGCCCACCGGAGGTTCTGCCAGACGAGCTGCTGCTTCTCGCCGCAATGAGGACACGGCACTTCGTAGAAGCGCATGTCGGACGCGAGGAACTCGCGCTCGACGCGGCTCCGGTTCGCGAGCGTCGGCGTCGAGACCATGAAGATCTTGCGCCGCGAGAAGGTACGCGTCCGCGCTTCGGCCAGCGCTACCGGATCGCCCTCACCTTCGACGTCGCCCGGGTACGCATCGACCTCGTCGAGGAAGAGGTAGCGGGCCGGCATCGAGCGCAGTGCGCTGGCGGAGTTCGCTCCGCACATCACAACGACGCCACCGGGGAACTCTTTCGCGAGCATCGAGTTGCCCGAGTCCCGCGAGCGCGGGTCACGGACTTTCTCCTTAAGGCGCGGCGACTCGTCGATCAGCGGGGCGATACGCGTCCTGCTGTTGCGCTTTGCCATCTCGACGGTCGGGGCAACCATCAGGTAAGGCCCAGGCGCCACGTCGATGCAGTAGCCAAGCCAGTTGTTGCCGGCCTCGGTTCCGCCGATCTGTGCGCCTTTCATAAAGACGACTTTCTCGGTCGGATCGAGACTCGAGAGCGAGTCCATGATCTCCCGGAGGTAAGGCGTCCGATCGGTACGCCAAACGCCGGGCTCGGCGGATGCTCGTTGCGAAAGGAAGCGATGCTTATCCGACCACTCCGAAACGGTGAGGAGCGGATCGGGCCGCAACCCCGCGCGGAACGCGTCGAGGTAAACGACTTTGCCGTCAGCTAGGGCCATCGGTCTCCGTGTATTGCTCGAGGACGAGCTGCACTTCGCGGGAAAGGATCACGAGAACTTCGTGCTTTTTCTCTGGTTCGAGATCGCCAAGCGTTGCGGCGATCTCGTTCACGACGCGGATTGGAATGTTGAGAAGAGCGTCACGCAGCAATCGTGCATTTTTGAAAGCCTGAAGCTTGACGTCTTCGACACGGCATAAGGTTCCGCTCTTCTCTTCGTATAGCAGTTGAGCAAGCTTCGCGTTGTAGGACTCACGAACCGCTCGCACCTGGGTCAGGTTTGGGAACCGCTCGGGATTTGCCCGCGGCCCCATGTTGTTCTGTTTGCTCTCGTCGGTGTTCGACTCCCACTCGCGGTCAGCGAGCTCGACGTTGATAGCTGTAGCGCGTCCGAGCTTCTTGACGCTTCGATTAAGGCGCCCCGCCTGGATCGCTCGGCGCACGGCCTCGTGCGAACAACCACGATGGCGGGCGTACTCGCGGATTGATACTTCCATCAACCTTTCGACCACGGGAAGACGGGCAAGCAGCAAGGCGGGATACGGAAGACAGGTAGCCAGTCCGGCTCCTGATCTTCTGTCGCATCAACCCACGCGACGAACTTCGCCTCGCGGTAGTAGAGGCGCCAAGAGTCGAACGCCATCGGATCGCGAAGGTTGGGATGCAGGAAGAGCATCCCTTCCGTCGGTTGCAGCAGGAGGTCGATCTCGAGCTCCGCTGCGACACATGTCGCGAGAGGCATTGCGTCCTGCCCCCAACCGAAGACACCAGAGAGCCCCGTCCGAACGACGTTGCCCTTGATGAAGTCCGCAGCGGTTTCGACTTCGCGCCAACCGAAGATCCGGCGGTTCTCGCCGATCGCACCGCACCGGTGGTAGGGGAAGCGTTCGCGTGTCATTTGGAGCGTCCGGGTCGGTTCTGCCCCGCCGCCTCACCGATGGTCTCGGGAGTCGCCTGCTTCGGAC